TTCTGCATCATGTGTCTGTAACTTAGGTCCTATGTGCCAATAGACAGCTCCTTTAACAGGAGCATGGTCTTGTTGTGTATCCTCATCAAAACCAGCATGAGATACAGCCATAGGTGGCGTATCCTCTTCCTCATCTGAACTTGGTTCTTCATCAAAGGGTGGTTCTAGAAAAGTGTATCTATTCATAACATTACACAGTGGATTAGCTACCTCTAGGTCTGGACAACTAGTGTAGATATTAATTTCAATATCATTACCAATGGCCCCAGTATTACTATTTGACACTAGAGGGTTCAAAACATAAATGCCTAACATTCCATTACTATTATTCACATTAAGTGGAGTGGGTGAAGCGCTGCTGTTGATAAATATTGAGTTCTCTGTCCAAGTTCCTGAACCAGGGCGTACGAGAGAAGGTAGAAAGCTGGTATCTTGACCCCAACCAACATCTATGGTGAAGTCACGACAATTAGCCAAATCAACTACCTTAAAATAATTACGCACGTCAATGGCTTTGGAATGCTTGTTGTCAATGAGTTCCTCGGTTATGCTACGTGGATCCCAAACAAATGCTAATCTGCCTCTATGAAACTGAGAAGCTATTATTTGAAATCTATAACGCATAGTACCACGCCAAGCACCAAATGGGAGTGCTGCATAGGCACAGCCAGACATGTCAATCTTACGTTTATACGTAGAGATTGATGGGTCCATTGGCACTCGACAAGTCATTGGATTGACAGCAATCACTCCTACTCGTTGTTCTTGGACAAAATCAACCTCCCAAGTGACGGTCCGGAAAAATGATTCACGACCTGCTATAGAAGCAATGGTCATCTCATCAATTCCGTCCAAACCGACAACCCGAGGGTCTACCGTGACCTCCTGTTTAGAATCTAAGGATAATTTCTGGCAAGTATCTCCGGCATCTGTGTTTGCCATGTTGCCTAAATACATAGGCTTGTATGGCGAGATATCCTTGATGATAGCAGGCCGTGAAAATCCAAATAAAGAAGCTAAACTACCCAAAGCGCCAAATACCGATGCTGTAGCACTAGCATAAGGCCCTATGACGGGGACTTTAGAGAGGCTGTGGGACGCTAAGGCGCAGGAGTTAGCCATTTTGCTAACTGGACCTTTGCCATATTCATCTGTATATCCAGCTTGAGAAACTGCTACAGGGCTTTCAGTGTAAGGTGCTGCTGGTTGAGCAGGCCATGGCATTAAAATGCCACTAATACCTATAACAACATCCCTGTCAGTAACAAGCGATAATTCCATATTCTCGCACCATGCAAATACTGCATAGTCAACTTCAGGTGGTGTACCTGTACTCAAGGATCTAAGATTGTTCAACGTAACAAAAATGAGATTTCCCATATATGAAATTTCTCCATTTGTGGTGTCGAGCCAATTCTTGTGCCATAAAAACGGAAGCTCAAAAGTGCATCCAAGAGACTCTGAGGGTATCAGGAAACCATGCAACTTCTGGCTATGTCTTACAAAATCCTTGGTACGAAAGTTTGTCACAACATTACCTGCTATGACTGATAAAGGATCATACCCTGCATTTACACCTCTCCATGTCATGGGGTGATAGTATACTGCTTTGCATCCATAAAGAAAACCATTACCATTAATTACGATTTTGACCTTAAGAGTACATCTCATCTGAGCAAAAGATTCTAATTTAGCTTTCACGCTAGGCGAACTGAAATATTCAATCCATGGGTTAATCACAATTGCTTTCTGAGTTGTAGTGTTGTTGCCTGTCCACGTGTTCTTCCAAATTTGTCTCGGACGGCTAAAGAAGTCCCTTAAGGGAACTTCTGGTGTAGCAGCCACTTGACGTGTTTGGTCAATACTGGTGGGGATGGTGGCAATCCAATCACGGTTATGGTCTTTGAATTCAACTGTCTGAATTCCTGTCCTGTCTGACGCCTGTGTGGTGTTCATAGGCGTCAAATTTTCAGCTTCGATTTGAGATGAAGCTGGCATCTCGTTATTCATATCTTCATTACTACCAGTAGAGTGTTTAAGTTATTCGACAAAATTCTTGCTACTATAGGAACTAAGTCTAGCCGTTTCCTGTGTGCGTGGCACACGGGAGCTAAAAAGCTCCCTACTACCGTCACTATACTACGCACATAGTAGTGTAGGACCGGCACCTACATGCTATTTTACCTATGAGTAATCACTAGTATAGTGTGGCTTTTTTGGTAAGGTCGATCCCGGACCGGACTCACAGGTAAAAGGCATGCAGAATCTTAAACTAGCATGTTTGAAGGAGCGAACTCCTCCATCACGCTTGTGTAGTAATCTGGATACAACTTCTTCATCTTAAATGCTATGGAATGTTGATAATCGCTGTCTCTAACTTGGTAGAAACATTTAGCATACATGGATTTGGAACGTTCAAGAAAATCTTGAACACGTGTATCAAAGGATATGTCTAACTTCAGTTCTGTAACTGACCAACCGAAATGTTCACATATTTCCACGAGTTTCGCATTATTTTCTTCAAACACAGCTCTGCCATGAAAGAAAAATGCTCTTGCAGCTGCAGTAAGGTTATTCTGTGTTACTGTTTTAGCATCCTCCTTTCTTTGAACAATACAGCACAAAGATTTGAAAATAGAATCTAAAGCCAAAGCTCCAACACTAATACACAATTCTTTGATATATACTGTCTTTCTCTTAAGAAAATCGACCTCATTTTTACGAAAATATTTTATACCAATGCCGTCACTCTTGTCAGGCGGTGTAAAAACGATGTCATACGATGCCAAATACAATTGCATAAACTCAAAAGTTAAAGCACACTTGAGAGAAACTGAACTAATGGCATCGTCACCATAAGTGCTCAAAGATATAACGTTACAAAACCGTTTGCATATTTTATTAGAACATGACGCACGGTATGCACAACGGAATATAAGTGAATTTACGATACTGTTCACGTACACCGTTAGGTTATGACCTGACGGATTTGTGCCACAAAGCATATAAACATCACCATTCAAGTGAACAAGAGGGAATGCAAGTTCTGATATGCAAGACTCCATTATGGTCACATCTCGTTTAGTGTAACCATC